ATTATATTAGTTGGCTGGTGGTATTCTATGATTCCGGTATCAGGGTTAAGCGTACATATTTTATCAGAGTATTTAAGGTCAGAAAAAGGCTTCCATCCTGAGTCAGTCAGTACTTCTGTCTTTTCATCATAGCAGGATACAATACCCTTAGCTCCGTGTCTATTAACGATTTTATCCCCGATCTGCATCGGCTCTTCAGTTCTGATGAAAACCTTAATAGAGTCTGGAGTTTTAAACACGTCCACAACTGTTCCTATGGTCTCTTTATCCCATATCTGAGCGTTGTTTCTGTACCCTTTGACCAGCTTCTTTGATAGTTTACCCAATCTAGCGTCTTCGTCACTGGCTTCTGTTTTCTGCAGATGTGCAATGACTACATCTCCGGGCTCAACCACAGTTCCTTTCTTGATGACGCCTGACTCGTCCAGCTTTCCAGCCATATCCCCAGTCATAGCTGTTGGATAATGGGCTTTGAACGCTTTCAACTCCATCAAGTCTTCTTTTCCGACCTGAATGGTAACTTCTCTCAGATGCTCTGAGGTTAGCTTTTTGGAGGCGGATTCTGAAATGACGTAGCCATCTTCAAAGGTGCTGTCCTTGAATGGCAGAATACCGACTCTCAAGTTAGTTCCTATGGCCAGGGTACCGTCTTTGGTGTAGTTTGTATCCGCTATTGGCTGTCCAAGGGTGACCTTATCTCCAGCCTTTACCAGCGGGGTAGAGTGAATAAAACTTTTGTTGTTAAGCGGAAAATTGTTGTACAAATTGTACACGCTTTCTTTTCCATCTTTGTTTTCTACAATAACTTCATCGTAGGTTACTTTCTTGACCACGCCATCTTCTTCAGCTTGAGTGGAGAATACCTTACCGATAAAGTTTTCAAAGGTTCCGCCTGTAGGCATCTTAGACTGAACTAGCGGGGCTTCCCTGTACTTAAGCGGAATAGCCTGAGCCAACATCTTATTGGCCATGAATGCACGGTTACCCTGGATGTTAGCTGAGAAGGGAACTAGATTAGTCAGGTAGGTGAACATCTGCTTTGGAGAACGCAGAACCAGGTCTACTTCTTTAGGGTCTACCTCGGTTATCTTACCCTTCTGGATAATAGTGACTGTGCCCTTTACAGGCTTGTTGTCTTTATCGTACTGATCCGGGAAGGCCACCTTAAGGTCGAAGATATCTTTTACGTTTTCATATCTGGACTTTCTAGTAATGGGGTCAACTACCAGGGTTTGTAATTCCTTGTCTTTAACGGTAGCTCCGAGGGCAAGGTGCAGGTTGATTCCGATGCGGTCGCTATTCCCGGTCCAAATACCTATTCTTCCTGGCTTTCTAACCAATATAAGACTGCCCGGGACTGTCACGCAATATACATTCCCTACATAGTGTCGGGTATAATAGTGCCCCTGTTTAGTTGTGGCCACCCTATTTTTTGCTTTTAGCAGTCTAACTTCGTATACGTCTAAATATCGCTCTTCTCTTTTGTCCGGGTATACCGATACGGTGACTGAATATCCGAGCCCAACTGCCAGGCGCTCAAAATCGTATGCCATTTGTCGACTAGTAGTCGTAAATACCTGCTGTGTATAACTATATTTCTTGCGTTTAGAAAATGTCCGCCCATCTCCTTTTAGCATAGCGGATACAAAAGCTTCTCTAGCAGATACTGGCGATTCATATACATAATCTGGAATGCGTTTATCATTGCAGTATCCAAACTGCGCTAAATATGCATTTAGCTGTTTGCACGATTTTCTAAAGTCATTCTTGCCTGCGTGCCACTTCCCAAAAGGAAGCCTATCTAGTAATTCAGATATCTCAGCGTATTTATCAGGATTTATTGCTTTAGATTGGGATATTATTACCGTATAAGTCCCTTTCGTCATGGCTACTGAGCCTTCAGACAGATACCATCCCATAAAAGTCAACCAGTCCTCAATAGCTATCTTTATACCGGGACTGGAGCTGTCAATGGGCGGAAGAACGAATTCGGAAATAGCTTCTGCTACTTCTACTGGGGAGTGAGCCACGGAAAACATTCTGGACTTTCCGTGCATAGCTTCCGCAGTTTCCACTTTATATCCGCCAAAATCTGCGCTAACTCTAAGATCTAATGGGCGGCACAGCACCCTGTGGTTGGGAGTGACTTCATATGATATCTTACCGTTGTCCATCCCAAACACCGGTCCAGTATAAGGCTGCTTAATTACTTTTAAGGGTTTACAAAATGAAGTCTTGCCGTCATTATTTTTAGTGATGCCGTCAGGCTGACACAATATTTCGGTGTCCGCTGTAACGTCCTTTAGATCGATCCATCCAACTGATGTATATATCTGAAAGCCTTCTATAAGACATTCCGGGGTTGCCACGGGATCCAAAACCCCGACGTGGCTTGTGTTTACAGCCCTCATAGAGTCTGTAATAGCGTTCATATCACCGATTGCGCCCTCGCCAAGTGATGTAACCTTGGTTGCTTCAGCTAACATAGTGGTTGGGTTGGTCTGCTCTGCGGCGTGCGCAACAGTTCCCTGGACGAAGAATTGTCTCACTGGCTTGTTCAGCATATCTTTACTGACGATCTCAGTGATCTTGTTCTTCTTATCCATTACGCGCTTGATGTCGTTCTGCACTTTTCTCTGGTTGGCGTCTAACCTAGCCTTCACCAGATCGGGGGTATCGTACAGATGTTTGTACACCAGAGAATCGCGATCATCTGGCTCGGCTTCACCTCTGGACACTTCTAGAAGTCTTTTACTGGTCAATAGCAGTGTTTCAGGCTCTACCTTTGCAAAGCCTTTTCCAAGAGTTCTTTTAGTGGTTTCTTCTGACAGAACGGTCTTGTCGAAGAAGTCCCTCAACTCTGTCTGAGCCTGGGCTAGACCCGCAGCATCTTTTCTAAAGATAGCTTTATAGGCCTTCATGATATCCACGTCCCCAGTGCGTCTAGTCTTAGCCTGGTTCAAAGTAAACATACTATCGCCCCAGGCTTCCTTGATAGGACCGTCTTCTACCCCGAGGGCTTTTAACAGGGGATACAGTGGCGGATTGGCAGTACCGATCTTAAGCTTGAAGATACCATCTTCAGGATTGATCCACATTTTGAACCCGCGTCCACCCCCCTTAGCAAGGTTGAACTGAGATTCTAGCTCCCCGTTTTCTTTTTCACGAGTGTAGATCCCGGGCTTCATTCTGAGCTGCTTATCTACAGTATATTCGTTTCCCCCAAGGATGTAAGAGTACCTATCTGTGAGGACAGGGACATCCATAAGTCTGAAGTTCTTCTTGGTGTCAATTACTTCTCCGGTGTTTTTATCCACCAGCTCCAGATCCCCGTATACTGGTGCAACAAAATCCTTTTCCTGAATTTTGATTTGTTTCTGAGTCTTATAATCGAATGGGCTGATGTTAGAGTCGTCTACACGAACGTTCTTGACTACCAGTTGTCTGCCTTCGGTTTCTATGGGGAATACCGAAGTAACTCCCTCTGATATTGCTGTTTTCAGTCCGCGAAAAATTCTTGAGGGATCAAATATCTGAGCCATGAAACTCTCCCTTTAATCGTCTATTAATAGCCAAGAGAACGTAGTAACTGTCGTCTGCGTCTTTCCTGTGCGGCTAAATCTACAGGACTAACGATTGATTCTAGCGCAGAAGCCCTTGAAGAGTCAAGTGTATTTGCCTGTTCTCTCTGCTGTCTAAAGCCTTGGGTCAGAGCGTCCAATTCAGCAGGACTGGCGTTGTTCTTAAATGCAAGATTAAGCGCCCCCAGCTGCGTCCTAGTCATATTCTGCATATCTCTATCTGAGATATCTTTGTATCTCTGCGCAGTATTCAGATGTCTCTGGTTATCTTCTAGAGACTTAGTTACATTTTCGGGCACAAAGTCAAAGCTCTTCTGGAAGTAGTTCTGCAGCGGAGAGGCTACTACCTTGTCATATTTTTTAGATACCGCATTCCCTATGTCATTCATGATACTATCATCTGAAATTTGGGGCATGGAGGGGAGGCGTTCTCTCCAAGGTATCTGGTTGGCGTCTAAATACTTTTGAGCTACAGGGGCCATGCGCTCATTTCTAAGCATGGCTTCTTCAATAGTCTTCGGAGGGGACGGAATATCTTCTGCTGTCTTTGTATTTTTTGATGCGCCCAGCTTAGCGCCTATCTTTATAAGAGTATCCGCATCTGCCCTTGACACTGCGAATTTAAATAGTTTCTCAATCGCTTTAGCAGCCATATAGCCCTCCAACATTTATAGGTATTCAAGGATACTATACTGTATTATTGCGGTGCAGTCAACAGTATTAAATTGGGTTGGTAATTCGGTATAAGTATTATATATATCTTACTTGCTATATCCGTACGTGTATTTTGGCATAAGATATATAGAGAGAGTGAAATAACTCTCAACTAAATCCATCAGGAGGTCCAATATGGACAACAGCACAATGAAAAGAGACAATCAGGAATCAGGTGCCCCAACCAGTATTCTCGGAGTCACAGCGGCTATCGCCGGGTTGACCGCAGTCGCAACTATTGCAAGCGATGTTACCCGCAAAGGCGAAGAACTTGCCGGTCGTGCATACGACAAACTCGCAGAAATGACCAAGAAATAATTGATCAGGAAGCGCCGAGCTCCTCAAGCTCGGCTTTCTTTACCTGCAATTTTTTACTTATTAATTATAGGTATAAGTAATATATCTCAAATAAGGAGGTTTAATATGTCCACCATGAAAAGGGACGCCCAATTCTCCGACGGAGCATTTATAGTCGGAGCTGTGGGCGGGATGTTTATAGGAGCGACCCTGGTTGGAGCGACAGTGTTCGTGTCCGGAGCTGCGCTTATAAATAGCGTAGCCTCAGCAGCGGAGTCAGTCTTAGCTCCATTCAAGCCAAAATCTGAAGATGACAAGGAGGACCGTACAAATGTCGACAATGCGTCGAGATAGCCAAATGTCCCCCGCAGCCATCGGGTCAGTATTCACCGTATTCTCAATCGCAGCCGCCTCCCTCGGCCTGGCAGCCATCGCTACCACATCAAAAGCGGCAGAAGAAAAGGAAATAATCGACGCCGAGCTTAAAGCGGGAACTGCTATGTGCCAGGCGGCTGTACTGGAATTCGTGAGTAAACTCACCGAAAAAGACGCCGACGGCAAGTTCGTAGTGCTGCCATCGGCCACTGAAGTGGAGCTTCCTACGATGTGTGAGATACAGCAGGAAGTGGAAAGAGATATCCGGAGTTTCCAACGGGTGAAGCATCCCGTGTGCGTTGATATTGCGAGACAAATATTCGAAATCGAACGAATACTAATCGCGCTTATCCGTGCTAACTTCGGCATGTCCTCCTGGATCCCGGGCATCCCGATGCTGAGTCCCATGGACATGTGGGAACGTCTGGACATGTTCCTGTATGATCTGTTCCATGGCGGGGACATGATCCTCATTCAGCAGAACATACGGGACGCGAATAGATTAGCGGAGCTGTCCAAATGGGCAGACGAGCTTAAACTCCTGAAGCTGTCCATATGGGAAGAACTTATGGACATAAGGAAGAGTGGGGGAACTGCGGCAGGAAAAGCATGTGTCGCTACGGCATTATCTCGCGCTAAAGTGACCATACCATTTTTGGTGGAGTTGTCACAGCTGAGTAATCCGCCCCTACTCCAGTCAGGATCGGGTATTCCTATCCACCTGCTCACCGAAGCCTCTTGTCGAGCTATGATAGCTCGAACGTCAGAGAAGCTGTACAAGTATTTCGTAGAAAAGGGAGATGAGGACTCTTTCATAAAAGCATATGAAGAGATGCAGTCCTCGATCTCCGGACTTACTGACGCAAATGCCGAAGAACTTGAAAAAGTGGTCAATGGCCTCTTGACCAAGTTCATGGTATAAGAATGATGTTAATACGCTCTCAGCCGTCTCAGTTCCCTCCGTGGATGTGGTCCAACAATCCCCAACGGAGGTTGTTGAATGTTAAATATACTGATGACAGGATTGAAACGGGTATTTTGCTATGCAGAATCTAAACGTGTGTTCTCCAAACTAAAATTGAATTATGGAGACATATTGATGCTGCCTAGCAAGAAGGCCTCATGGAGGGCGTTAATGTAAAGACGGTGGGGTTATGCCCCGTCGTCTTTAATCATTTTTATGCTTTACATCACAGTAAGGAGGTATGTTAAACTAGCGGTCCCGGGGTTTAAAATCATACTAAGTTCTACGAGGTAACAATGAGATCTTGTTCACACTCTTTCGCAAAACATGTCAGCTCAGCACTCAACTCAGAAAACTACGATGACAACTACGGAAACGACGGAGATAATGATTTAATGGACGACTATGATGACATGGGGGATTCCCTGGATAGTCGGCACATATTCGGAGACTAAGGGGGCCAGTTTTGACCGGAAACTTTGAATGGCTGTACAAATCACGCACGCCATACTGGGAGATTGATTGTGTTAAATACCCAGGTAAGCGATACGCCGCATTTCGACAAATAAAAAATCGGTTCGGAAACTTTGCGGGACACTACACGCTGGATAGCGTGTGCACCCGTGTTCCAGACATAACACCGTCCATATTGCGGACGTTTGAATCTGGAGTAGGGCTGTCGACAGCATTTACAGACGGCATACTTCCAAAATTAATCGCAGATCTGGGTATCACCCAGGCAATGTTTGAAACAACAGAAAAAATTACTGTTAAGGATCCTAAAGCCAGCGACAACACTACGGGGAGTGTCGCTACCGAGGCTAAAACCCCTAAAGAAGCTAAAGTTGAAAATACGAAGTCTGTATCGAAACCACCGGTTCAGACTTCTTCTACTGACAAGGGTCTCACCATCGTGAATCATACGTTGAGCTCTTTTGTCGTAATAATAAAAGACGGAGATATGCACATATACGACGACTGTGCAGAAGTATTGAAAAAAGTGCCGAACGCTTCCTGGGTAGCTCCTGCCGATGACATAGGCGGGGGCCACAAGATAATGCCCAGGTCTACGGTAATCAAGAGGTAGGAGATAAAGCATGGATGAAGCTATACATAAGCCCTGCAGGTAAAACTGCCGTCTCGGTTAGCGGATTCCTGGACAGGGCCAAGGAGGAGTTTGGATTTGATCTTGCAGTTCTACTTACAGACACCCAGTACACCAGTAAATTGTACGAGAAGTTCTGCAATGAGAACGTAATCATAGTTCCAATCTCAGACCCACTATGTGGATCTATGGACTATCTTCCTACGATTCGTAGGTTGGTAAAACAGTCCCTCCTATTCTGTCCGGATCCGGAGATTATAGTTATAAACAGCTCCGGCGGTACCGAGAAGATGACTAGCATCATCAAGGATGCTGGCGACATATTATCCCTAAGACACCCGGTTCGCCGGGTGTTTGGGATATATGACGTTGTCTCTAAAGACGTTATTTTTACGATAAAGCCAGAGATAGATAAGGAAACGGAATTGGATAAAATAATGGAAGAAATCGATACAACGATGGAGGAAATAAATGCCACTACCAGTGTGGACTTCGACTAAAGACAAGTTCGACAAAGGAAGTGAAGACGCATATTTAAACACTCAGCAAACGTTTGCACGATTAGCGGAGTCAAGACTCGACTCTGTCTCTGCCGATGCCCTGGACCTTAAAGGGCTGTTTAAAGCATCTACTTCACTTAAAGTCGGACCAGAGTTCGTTACCAAGGTTATGCCAGAAGCGCTGAAGGTGTGCGAATCGGGGCTCGATCTTGAGCTCAGGCATGTATTGCTGGAATACACTGGAGAGCATCTTAAGGTATATGCTGGATCCTCCAGCAAGCTTATGGTGTTTAAGGTGGATGTTGATATGGACGAAGCTGAAGGGGATGAGCCCTTTAGAATAGCCCTATCTGTAGAGCACATGCGAGATATGCTGCACTTTCTTACCAAAGTGTTTGGCACTGGAGTTTGCAGACTGGGCGCTAAAGTAAATAACTATGGCACCCCAGAGGCGCTGTTGATCTCCTGCTACTCCCAGATATCTGAAGATAATCCTTCTTCAAAAGTAGCGCTGTTCAAGATGCCAAGGCATATTGGGGACTCCCCATTGCCGCTAATGATCTCTGGGGACGATCTTATTGCTAATGCTCCCGTGAGATACACGGCCACAGTAATGCCCGCTATACGCTGGATATTCTCTAATAAGGTAGGGTACATAGAATTCGTGCACACCAATGGGATACTGGAAGCGCAATTCAAAAACGCTGATGGAACCTCTGTGCGAGCATCCCTTGGAGCTATGATACAGACTAACGCAGATCTTCCCGATCCAACCAGTCCGCTGGCGGCATTGAACGATGCCGATATGCTCCCCGTGTTCACTATGGCCGGAAACCATCCGATACAGATTGACATATGGTTCGTAGAAACTGAAGATGGGGACATTGATGCCGACAAGATAAGACTGTCTTCTAAAAACTTCACTGCGTACATAGCCCAGTCTTACAAAGTAGGAATACCTGCGGCTAAAGCGTATATAGCTAAAGTTAAAGGTAAAATAGCGACCTCTACCGCGGTAGATGCAACTGAAGCTGCAATGAAACGTAATAAGATAAGTAAAGCAGATAGGGCCCAGGCGATGGCCGCATTCAAGTCTGGAGAGGTAGCGCCTCCGGCAGACGATGACGTTATACACGCAGCCATAACAGCTGTAGAGGTGGAGGCAGAATGGGTAAACACTGAGGAATCGGTGATAACAATGACTCAACCTTCTCCTGAAGAAGTAATAGAAATCGTGGCACCGGAGCCGGCAGCTACAGAGATTGCCGAGATAGTAAAAAATACAGAGGCAGTCCTCCCGAGAGTAGACGTGTTCAAAAAGGCGGACTCCTCAGAAGACGTGAATGACAAAATACTGAAGTGTCTTAATTCTATTGATGAAAGGCTGTCAATATTGGAATCTAAGATACTCACCCGCCATGCTCCAACTAAAGTAAACAGGGCCGGAATAGGCACTGCAGAGCATGAGCTTCTCACTTACTTGAGGCAATGCCCCGGAGAGTATGTGAGAACTGATATAATCAAGCAAATATGTGTAGGTGTGGGGACTTCAACCGTGCACCTAACCCTTCATAAGTTCACTAAAAGTAACGTATTGATACGCGTAACTCGAGGCAGGTACTTTGTGCCAGCAGATATAGAGGAACGTGTTCCAAACTATTTGGCAGGTGTGCCAAATACAGACATAATTCTTCCGGAGGGAGTAGTATAATGGAAATACAGGATCTTCTCAAACGGCCCGAACTGTTGGACAAACTCGGAATCCAGCTCAGCACCCGAACACGCACTCCCGGGGGCAGGCTGAACTTCCTGAAAATGAGCCTATACGTGAAAGCATCGGATCTGCTAGATTTCGATGCCGACTACCGATCAGTGCTGGCTCACGCCTCAACCGACCCCATCGCAATGAAGTACTGCACCGATGCCATTAATGCAAAGGTGGGCGAACTTCTCAAGGAGCTGCCTAATGAATGACACGGTGTCAACAGACAAAAGTACCTGGTACAAAAAGCACAATATCCCCAAAAAGTCCGGCGGTATTCGTGTTATAGAAGAGCCTGCTGAGTGGCTGAAAGACGTACAACGCACTATCTACACTGACATCCTCCTCCCGAGATTCAAGCTCAATGAATTCGCATATGGTGGCGTCAAGAAGAGAAACATCGCGCAGGCAGCTAATCTGCATGTTAATAACAAGATAAAGCTGCGTATAGACATAAAGGACTTCTTCCCAAGTGTCACGGAAAGTATGATAACGTCGGCGCTGCTTAGAAATGTGAGCATCCTGCCAGATGTCGCTGAATACATCGGTAGGATGTGCACTAATGAAGCTGGAGTGCTGCCCCAGGGCGGAGTCACATCCACCTGTCTTGCAAACATAGTCTGTAGACGGATGCACCGCGCGCTGTCCCTCGTGGCCTCAAGAATGGGACTGGCGTTTACTGCATATGTAGACGATCTCATATTTTCTGGGGATGACCCTGCGGCGATAATTAATATCGCTACCCGGATAATCAATAGCTATGGCTTTCAGGTGAAAGAAAGCAAGACGGTGGTTATGCGGTCAAAACAGGAGGTTCTAGGGCTTTGCGCAACTCCTGATCTTGATCACTCCAGACTGCCTAAGTACAAAAGGTATCGATTGAAAGCGGGTCTCCATAATATGGAGAAGTCTCTATTGGCCGGAGAGTCTGTCAGCAGGAAGTCCTTCAACAAACTTATGGGTTGGGTGGCGTTTGCACACATGGCTGGAGATCAAAAAAGTAGCATGTTTGCTGCACAGGCCCAACGTATAAGGGAGTTGTATAACTCCAGAACGGAGACTCAGAATGACCAAAGGGGAGATAGTGCTGGTTGAAGTAGATAGAGGTCGCATGTATTTGCGGCTGGCGGGTGAGATAGAGTACGGAGAGCTGGGAGTTAGGATACCGTTCGATAAAAGGATGGACGTGCAAATAGTTCCGTCTAAAGATCCTAGAACGGGAGCTCCTATGATGGACACCATGATGCTGAATGTAGGTGACACCTTGGAAATATCCAAGACAGAACCCTCCATGCTGATTGTGCCCAGAAACGTCATACTCACTATTGCGCCAGTGAATAAATCCTCATCCACTTATCGAGATTTGATATCTTCGTTCAGTGGAATATCACTTCAATAATTTAAAGATGGAGCTGGGCATCAGCCTGGTTCCATCTTAATTTTTTACCTGGTAATTGGTATAAGTTAAGTATCTTGAAGATAGCACATGCTATCCGTATACTTTTTAAGTATACAAGATGTATTAAGTATGCAGGAGACACAGTCTCCATAAGAGGGACGCCAAAGTATGCAGTATTGCGAGTGGCACCAAAAATCTATCCCAAAGGATCCGTATGAGGACAATACATCACACCAAGTTAAAGGTGACTATTTATAATATTTTATGAATGTAACTGGGCTAGGGCCCGAAAGGGGTCACGACTTTTTTACTTGTTAAATAGGTCCAAGTAGCCACTTGCAGCACCGAGAATATCGGATATGGCTTTTCTACGTATATCCATAGCATCCGCTCCCGGATTAGCCTCAGCTATTTCGGCTTCCCTAACTTCCAGTCTTTTCCTGAAGCTGTCGTGCATATCAGCCTCTGGAACTGCGTTTCCGCTATAGTTATCGGCAGCTCTGCCTAGCCTGGGAGCAGCAAACTTAAGAGCCTGTATCCCAAGAATTTCCCCCAATATATTACCTACAGTGGACTTTCCACCCCACATGCTAGAAGATGCATACATTAGGGCGGTGGCCAGGTCTGTGCCTCTAGTGGTCATGTCTTCGAACGGTCCAGCAGTGTCGAGGTCCATTCTGTCTGGGGCTAAGGCATGCATAGCCATAGCACCGGGGAGGACTGTCTGTAGGGTTGTCTTTCCCAAGCTTCGACCGAATTCCATCGGCTCTTTAATGGGATTTGTTGAGAATAATTTTTTAACTGGCGATATCATATTCTCGGAGCCATCACGAAGAAGCTCCGGGTATTTACTTGGAGACAGCACGTTTACTAGAGTCTTTTTGGCCGATCCGAGAATAGACATGTCACACGCCGCTTTCTAATACTTCTTTTAAAGTCTGAGCATCTCTGCTGGAGTTACCAGTTTCTAGCCAATGAAGCGCCACCAGATACTGACCCATCTCGGTCAACTTGGTTTCCTTATGCACTATAACTATTGAATCATCATTGTATGATCTAGTCATAAGCTCTTCGTACTCAGCCATATCCCCTATATTTGGAAGGTTGGCTCCAGCTTCGCTGGAAAATAGTTTGAATTTATAGCTGGTCATCTTGGCATCCTATCTTGTTCACTATTACATCAGTTACAAACAGATCAGATATGATCTGATCTATTTGCACCGTGTCTATAGTCAATGGCGTTCTGACTGGGGATACGGTCACCTCTTCCACTTTGCAGGTCATATAGTTGTCCTCATTTATTAGTAATAGGTTTTAATCCAGCGGGCGTCGGAGGCTTTGGAGGCTTTGGAGAAGGTATAGCTCCTTCTATGGAAGTCATCTCCGCCATACGCTGTTTTACAAGCATAGCTAAAGTTGGCTGCTCAGCACTCATTTGAGTTAATACCTGATTCTGCGTAGCCGCGTCCGTAGACAGAAGATCATTGGCAAATCTAGTAACCATAGCTTTAACCCCTGGAGGCATAGCTCCAGTTGCAAGCCCTGCTTTTGCAGACTCCTCTTGCCTAAGCTGCTCTGCTCCAGCAACTTTTCTTACTACCGGGATTACTTTAGTTTTCTTTAGGCTGGCAGTCTTAGGTTGTAACGAAGTGCCCATTCCTGCCGATTGGCCCGGAGCTAAAGAAGTTCCTTGCATGGACATGGCAGCATACTCCTCAGCGGGAATCATCTGCCCAGTGGCTAAATCAATTCTATTGCCCGTCATTGGATCAACTGCGGTTCCAGATTGCACGTCAATCAAGAATCCAGATTCTGGATCTACCGGTAGTCCATACTGCGGGTCTATCGGCAAGCCAGTAACCTCGTCTATCATCTGCGTTGAATCATACGGCAATTGCTGCTGCGCGGGATCTGCATACATTGCAGTTGGCGGAGGGGCTGCCCCCTGAGTCGGCGGCTGAGCTGCGTTTGGATCTCCCTGGACGGGTGGCTGCTCACCTTGGACAGGCGGCTGTCCTCCCATTGCGGGATCTCCACCCATAGGCGGCATCACCGGAGCTAGTCCCATATCAGCTAGTTGCTGTTGGGCTTCAGCCTGACTCTTAGCTTGAGCGACCATCATATCGCCTTCAGCTAAGATTTGCTTCTTCTGACCCTGAATCTGATAATCAAGAGACACGAGACTTGCTTCGCCTTGAGCTCTGGCTTGGAGCACACCATCACGAATAAACCCTGATAGTTTGGCTGCAAACTCTTCCTGCTTAAGCTTCTTTTCTTCCGAAAAGTCGTATCCGAATTCAGATAGAAGCCTGGTTTCACTTATTCTTCCCGTGGCCTCCAAGTTCATAGCTATTTGCTGGCGCTGTATGTCATCAGCCATCTTAAGCTCAGACATATAAATATCAATTGGTTTGTACTTTAAATACTTGGATAAAATGTTAACCAAGAACTTGATGAATCTCTGCATTCCATCTCTAGTTCCTTGGAATGAGTTTTCTAGCATTCTAAGAGTTATGGAAGACCCCGTCCATGTAAGCCCGCCGAACACGAATTCCTGGGGCACAGACATAGACGCAATTACTTGCTGTATCTCTTGTTGTATTTCAGGGGCAAGTAGTAGCGCTCTTCCTTCTCCTGCAATTGCCTGGAAGCCTATTGGAAAATTGACTATAGGGATATAGTTTGGATCTTTTCTCCACTTAGCAAGCTCATTTTCTACCTGGGTTTTCCATTTTCCAAGGCCAATAGAGGCGGCCGGAGGCAAGCTGGATCCCCCATTTCCGGATGCGGGATATAGGAACCACAGCGGAATTATATGTTGATGGGCGATAGCTTCCTGCGCTCTCTTTAAGATCTGCAAATAATACAGACTCTTAAGTGCGTGCATTATAAGAGGAAACCCCCAAGAAGAGTTCTGTCCAGATATTGATGGCCTGCGCATATGGAAGAACGTATCCTGGTTCATTATGATGCGCTTGTCGTCTTTTATCGCGTCCAGTATAACTTTTGGAGCAGCTTCTATAAGGTCTAAGTCTTCGCCCTTTTTAATGGCGTCTTTATACGATGACGGGGGGTCCCACACATAAACTTTATTTCCTGATATGGGGTCAGCGATAATATCTATCGCCATGGGGTCGTATCTAATCAATCGTATTTTACGCGGATTACGTATATACCTATCTTTTACGCTGAAAGTGACTAGCTTCTTACAACTTGGACAGGTCCCTACAAATTCTAACTTGGCGCCCTTTACCTTTAGACCTTTGACTCCAGACATGGGATTACTGGAAGAGCACAGCGGACAGTGCATGTACCTCTTGAACGGAAAATATACCCCGATAAAGGTATTTCCGTATACTCCCTGGTCTATTCCTATTTGAAATAGTTCGAAGGGTAGGTTGAGAATATCCACAAACAGATGCTTCCATTTATTCTGCACAGCCTTATCTTCGGCAGTAGCGAATACCAGCTCGGTTATAGGGTAACTTGCTAGTTTATTAACTACAGCCGGGACGATACAGTGCGTGTTATAAAAGTATATGCAGTATTGAAACAGCTCTTTTATGGACGCAGGGAAGTACGTTTGGGACAGATCAAAATAAGGGGAAGGGTAAGATATTGCCCGCCCTTTATTCATCCCTATCTGGATATCCACATCATCAGGAGATACTTTATTTATAGGCATGTCTTCACCTTACAATTCAAATGCGATAGAAGGATCTAAAACTTCGTGTTTACTTCCACCAGAATCTCCGTCGTTTATTTGCCTATTCTGTACGTATTCGTGGGCATCCTCTGCGTTCATATTAGCTACCTGGGGTGTAGATACCAATTCGTTACTCGGACCATCGCTATCGTCTTCTCCGCCGCTAACAGATACCCCAGTTTCTATGGGGACGTTTTTAAAACTGGCTTCTTTAAAAACTTCAATGAGCTCTGCCATTTTATCCAGCATGACTTCTTTCACGCCATCCCCAAAGGTAGCTACTTCCTCTCCGGCGACGTCTTCAAATATCATGTCTTCATCTGGCTGCTCGGCAGGAGATAAATCCTCCGCAACTTCTGCGGTTTCACCCTTGTTGAAAGACTTGCGCCCATTCTTTATATCGTCGAAGTCAGTGAGCGCTATTACTTCGGCTTCAGCTAAATTTTTACCTATAACTATAGATCGATATATTCTGGCGCACATCATATCAGCAATGCTGTTCTGATCAAATACTATTTTATCCAGATCTTTATTGACTATATCGTTGAACCTGGCTTTTGTGGCGGTTCGAATTTCGGATATCTCAGCTTCGGATATTCCAATGTCTTCTTTTATACGCGCCAGAGCATCGGTAAGAGCTCCGTCTATAAAAGCGTTTGGATGCCACAACAATTCATCGTTCAATGCTTCGCACCCTATATAATGCATAACTTCATCTGATATGTCCAGCGTACCCAGTTTTTTCATCAAGGTCAGCGCGTGGTAAACGCATTCTATAGGAACATTTTGCTTCTCATAAAATAGCACCGGTATGGCACACAGTGTCAGGCACGCCTTTTCAAACAAGTGCCATTCTTTGTCTATGAAAGATTTACCGTTTCTTATTGCTGATATGCACTGTATTTGACCAAGTACATGCACGTTAGGCAGGGATAGCCCGTACTGTTCAAATGTCTGTAGAACAGTTTCATACTCAAATTCCCACCACGGATCATCCTTGAACAGCTCATCCATGGCTGAATTAAGCGCCAGAGAGGATACATATCCATTGCTCTGAAGCATAAAATTGATGTACTTAAACAGGTCTGGAGATATCCAGTCCGGATTCTGATGTATGGTCATTTAACGCTCCCGTTACAGTATTTTTCGTTTTTGTCCCAACGCTTCTACTATAACAGATTTGTATGGAATAGGTAAAGAATTAAATACAGCTATTGGATCTGATTTTAATTCGTTAAGGGTGAAATCGTCTATTACGCCAGCCAAATCCCCAACATCCAATGCCATAATATCATTAGCGGTGATTTTTATTCCAGCGAACATAGTAGAGGCGCTGGCTAGATCTTTCTGCAGTCCGCCTATAAACGCTGTTTTCATATAGGTACTGGAATAAGGATCTGATAGATTCTTGCCGTAGTTGCGAGTTAGGCCTGATAGTTTGTCCAGCTTGTGCAGTGTTGAGGCAAATCCGTCTATGTCATCTATTTTACCGGCCACTTTTTCCAGCTTTTTGTATCCAACTAAAGCGGCTACAGTGTCGGAGTCACCAGCTAGATGAGCTTCGTATGCACCCGTCTTTTCGTTAGGGATAAGCCTTACGTCTTTCAGGGTGTTTATTCTGGCTTTTATAGCAAGATCAACAGTAGGAGACCAGTTGGAAGAGGCATATCTAGATACTACTTCTCCAGATAATTTTACATTAAGTTCTGCAGCCTTATCTCTAAGCTTTTTTGCAAACTGATGACGATGCTCAAGTTCAAACTGTCCGTGATTCTCATTGAAGAATTCCGCTTGTTTTAACAGTGCTTCTTTGTTATTCACTGGAAATAGTCTATGGGTGGTGCCGTACCTAGTGGTAACAAACACGTAATCATTATCAGACAGTTTAGCCCTGGCTTCTTTAACATCTGAAACCGCCATAGTCTGACTCCTATCTGACATGTCGCTTCTGTCCTTAGGCTCACGGTATACGTTAGTCATATCCCTTGATTCTGGCGCCTTTTCAGCAATCTCTGTCAAATAATGGTTTAAAAGCCACTTTACTTCGGCGGCATATTTAAACTTTGGAGCGCCTATTACGTCTCTAAGGTTATCGGCTGCAATGGCGGCTGCAAGAATGGGTAGATTTTTAGCGGTATCAATAAGATATAGCGCGCTGACTATGGAGTTGTCCAGATCTGCCCTGGGGAATCTTCTAGATATATTGCCGTCTTTATCGGTGTATACAAGAGCGAAGTCATTATCTGGGAGTAGCTCCATGTCAGACGCAGATAAGATATTTAGGTCCTTAAGCTCTTCTTTTAAGTCAAGCTTTTCGTAGCCTTTATATGTTTTAGATAAAAGCTTAGACAGCTTGGAATAGCCTGGATCAGTGGCTGAGTCTAAAGACATTTCTGCAAATTTATACATAATTATCTACCTACTTCTTTATTAAATATCTGCTGCCTGATTTGACTTCTGTTTGGACCGAATCCCTGCACTACCTGACTTCCCTGAGCCGCTCCCGAGTAAATCGGGGCCTGGGCTACGGCATTCCCATAGGATACTGGGTTACGACTTATTACCTTTGTCAAATCCTGATTTCCGAGCTGTCTAAATCTAGATGCGAACACTCTGGCTTGCTGCGGGTTTGCCTGTCCAAATATTTGACGAAAGCGAGCTATACTCTCAGGCGTTGCTATTGACGCCGGAAGGGCTGCCAACTTTTCGTTAGCTAGCTTAACGATATCCCCTGCTATTTTTGAGCCAAAGCTGTTGTCTTCCAGAGCGGCCAGCTTATCCATATAAGTCATAGCGTCCATGTGTTATCTCCCTCTAAATAATAATTAAATAGTATCTGGGGAGTCAACTCTGACACCTCAGTATCAAATAGTTCACCTGCGTCTTCAAGGGACTTCCCTATTACTTCGTAGCACAGCCATTTAGTTGGGGAGTCATACTTGCTGACAGCAGACTTAAACACGCTGAATAGTCGCCCAATGAAGTGTCCTAGCAGCAGCCCATAATCATACTGGTCCCCTATTCTGCTATACAACCCCTTCATAAACTCTACTCTATTTATATGAGGAGGGAGCTTGATCGCAACACACTTAGTGTTTGCATTTAAATACCGTTTTAGCCCGGTTATAACTACCCCGCTCCAGCTAGACTCTAGTATGAGTCCGTCGCCTGCGTATACCATTACATGAGAGTGATCAATACCACCCCACCATCGTATAAATCTAGATATATAGGAGTTGTCGGCAGTGAATATCAGATCTCCCTCTTCTAAGTCCGCTACAGATCTTAAGTGTGGTATTCTAGACATATTTGTACTTTCTTCGCCAACCCATCGTTATTTTTATAGAAAAACGCCATCTTCTGGCCTCTTCGAATTATAGCGCCACGTTCCGTATCACGACTAATCCATACTACCATAGGATATGTAGTCACGTAATAGGGCTCCACGGTTAGCATCCTTATTTTTATCGGGGTTCCTGCAGGATATACTTGAGTCCATGCTCTATCAGTATTAAATTGCGCCCCGGAGTGGTCTGATATTCTGGCCACTACTTCGTCAGCTATCAAAAGATCTAGCCCTTTAAAAATATGTGCAGAGGCATCCATATTAGCCGTTGCCCAAGTTTCACCTATAACTGTAGGCTCAGCAAGATACCCAATAGTGGTTGGGCATACTGTTTCCATCCAAAATTGGTCGCCCTCCATTTTGCTGTGTATGTCTATAGTAGCACCTAGAAGCATTATGGTACACGGATAAGAAATTTCAAATCTACTTATATCTCCAGGATTTCCTGCTGGTATATCGTATAAAATTGGGGCCATTCTATAAGTTAATTCTAAGCCCTCGTCTGAATAGCGCTCGTTTTCAACTACGGATACCAAAGTTGGGCTGACAGACTCAGATACTTCTAATGGCACATGTCTTTCCACCAAGGAGTTAAGCGCCAATAGTTCTTCGGAGCTCAGAGGCGCCTTCATGTAAATTTCTAGGGTGCTCTCTCCCCTCAGAAGTGCTCCAGAACATCCAATTAAAATGCTGGTATCTCCCAATATCTCAGCTTCTATTTGGGAGGGATTAGCTCCTAGTTTTGTGTATGTATACGTAGCTTCCATAATCTCTCCCTTATTAGTCTATAGCTTCGAATTCAAAACATGCGAATGTAAATGTCGCTTTTCCAGCGTTAGAACTTTGTTTTATTTGAAAGGTTATCGTGTGGATTCCCTCTTCAGCAAATGTCAAATGTCTAAATCCGCATATGCTGTGTAAATCAGTTGTTGAATTTGAGGTAATGGACGAAGATGCTATTTCTTCTCCGTCTAACAATATACGACTCTGGCCCGACAATGTTTTATTATTTATTTTTAATCCGTAGTTCCACCC